TATGCGTTGGCAGTTCAAGTATCATCGACGTAAGCAACCAGCTTACTTTGGCTTTGAGGGGAACCACGAGAACCGTATCAAGAAGGCCCTTGCCCACGACCCACGACTAGAGGGGTCCAAGTATGGTATCTCATTCTCTCACTTGCAGACTAAGCACTGGTTCGATGAGTACCATGAGTATCACAATTCAGCCCCAGCTATTGCTGAGTATGATGGCGTATCTTATGCCCATTACTTCAGCTCTGGTAACTACGGGACAGCACTAAGTGGTATGCACCATGCTAATTCACTGCTTAACCTCAGGTTCAAGAGTTCTACTTGTGGTCACTCACATAAGCGTGACATGAAGTTCAAGGATGCTGCGGGTGCCATTGGTCTTGTGGCAGGTTGCTTCAAGGGTGCAGAAGAGGCTTGGGCTGGGCAGGCTAACTTAGACTGGTGGAAGGGTATTGTAATCAAGCGTAACATCTCTAATGGGATTTATGACCCTGAGTTTGTATCTCTGAAGCGTTTGAGTGAACTATATGGGAAAGCGTAGTGATTACGAAAGACTTGAGCGTGATTACTATCCAACACCCATCCAAGCTGTAGAACCTCTGATCCCGCACTTGCCATACGCATTTGATTATGTAGAGCCTTGTGCTGGTGACGGTAGGTTAGTGGACCACATCACGGAGCTTACTGAGGGTCATGGGGAGTGCTTGTTCAAGTCTGACATTGAGCCACAAGCCCCTGACATCTTCAAGCATGATGCTCTCAGTCTGTACGTGGGGGAACAGGGTGTCGTTGACTTCTGTATTACAAACCCACCTTGGGACAGAAAGTTCTTGCATCCGTTCATAGAACATTGGATAAACACTTGTCCGACTTGGTTGTTGTTCGATGCAGATTGGATGCACACTAGGCAGTCAGCTATTTACATGACCTATTGTGTTAAGGTAGTGTCTGTAGGACGGGTGAAGTGGATTGAAGGTAGTAAGAGCGTAGGGAAAGATAATTGCTGTTGGTATCTATTCGATGGGTATATGCCACCTAGCACATCAACACAGTTTTACGGGAGGACAATGTAATGACGTTAGACGACAACGGTTCTTGTAAAGAGTGTGGCTTTGACCTAAATGGTGAAAGAGTTTACGATTATTTCCTCCGAGAGCATGGGGGCAACAGGGAGGAAGCCTTAGCGGTAGCATCTATGTATGGGTGTCGAGAGGGGTTCGGCAGGTTTGGTAAGCAGGTGCTAGTTAAGACTTACACAGAACAGGGTAAGACCCTATTACACATCTGCCCTAATTGCAAAGAGGAGTGCTACTAGCATGATTACACTAGAAGACATGGAAGCGATGGGCTATGCCTATTACAATAAGAAGGACGACAGCCCAACAATCCCAAAGATGGTAGATGAATTTGCCAAGACTATGGGTCAAGCTACTGACCCTGACTTGTCTGCCAACCTGATGCGGGAAGAGTACTACGAGTGGCACCATGAGTTCTTCAAGTCTGCCTCTGCGGTAAAGGAGCTAAAGGAGCTTGCTGACCTTACTTACGTTATCTTTGGTTATGCACGGTCAAGGGGCTGGGATTTGATGGAGGCTACCCTACGGGTCCATGAGAATAACATGGGTCGATGTGTTCAACCAGACGGGACCATCCAAAGACGGGCTGATGGCAAGATTATGAAGAACTTGGATTACCCTGCTGTTGATCTGAGTGACCTTGTATGAGTTGGAACAATGTTATCCCAGCTTGGCTAGTAGCTGCTGATGGTGTTATAAATCAATACGCAGAGGGTAGGCTTGACTACGACAGAGCTAAGGCTAAGTTAGAGGCACTAGGTGTCCCTGACACTATGATGAAACGACTAGATGAAATAAAGCAGAAAGAGCAATAAATGAGCAATCACCTACCTACTGACTATCAATCCTTTATTCACAAATCACGCTATGCACGATGGCTTGATGAAGAAGGACGACGAGAGACTTGGTCTGAGACCGTAGAGCGGTACATGAATAACCTTGTGGACGGTAAGGTTGATGCTTCCACTGCCACAGACATTCAAGAGGCTATCCTTGGGCTTGAGGTCATGCCGAGTATGCGGGCCTTGATGACTGCTGGTACTGCCTTCAACCGTGACAACACAGCAGGCTACAACTGCTCTTACATGCCTGTAGACGATGTTAAGTCCTTTGACGAGGCTATGTTCATCCTGCTCTGTGGCACTGGTGTAGGCTTCTCTGTGGAGCGTCAGTTCATCAGCAAGCTGCCTGAGGTGCCAGAGGTTCTGTTCAAAAGTGCTACGACCATTGTAGTCAAGGACAGTAAAGAGGGTTGGGCTAAGGCACTGCGTCAAGTTATTGCACTGCTGTACTCAGGTGAGATTCCCAAGTGGGATGTATCTGCTGTCCGACATGCTGGTGCAAAGTTGAAGACATTTGGTGGTCGTGCATCAGGCCCAGCGCCTCTCATTGACTTGTTCAACTTTGTCGTTCGTGTCTTTGCTGAAGCCAAGGGTCGCAAGCTCTCCTCTATTGAGTGCCACGACATCATGTGTAAGATCGGTGAGGTTGTTGTCGTAGGCGGTGTTCGTCGCTCTGCTATGATCTCCCTCAGCAACTTGTCAGATGACCGTATGCGCCATGCTAAGAGTGGCTCATGGTGGGAGAACGATCCACAGCGGGCATTGGCTAACAACTCTGTGTCCTACACTGAGAAGCCTGACAGCCTGTCCTTTATGCGTGAGTGGATGGCTCTGGTAGAGAGTGGCTCTGGTGAGCGTGGTATCTTCAACCGTCAGGCATCAAAGAGGCAGGCAGCTAAGAATGGTCGGCGTGACCCTAACTATGAGTTCGGTACCAACCCCTGTAGCGAGATAATCTTGCGCCCCTATCAGTTCTGCAACTTGACGGAAGTGGTTGTCCGTGCAACAGACACGATTGAGAGCTTGGAGCGTAAGGTTCGTCTTGCTACTATCCTTGGCACTATTCAGTCTACTCATACCAAGTTCCCATACTTGCGTAAGATTTGGCAGAAGAACACTGACGAAGAGCGTCTGCTAGGTGTGTCCATTACTGGTATTATGGATAACCCTCTTATGACGACAAAGAACAGAGGGTTGGATAAAACCCTTGACCATCTTAAATCCATTGCTATTGCTACTAATTCTGAGTGGGCTGAACGTCTTGGTATCCCTGTTAGTGCTGCTATTACCTGTGTTAAACCCTCTGGGACCGTCTCTCAGTTGGTTGATAGTGCTTCTGGTATCCATGCTCGCCATAGTCCTTACTATATCCGGACTGTTCGTGGAGATGTTAAAGACCCTCTGACACAGTTCATGCGGGACCAAGGCATCCCTAATGAACCTGACGTGTTTAAGCCAGATCAGACTGTCGTGTTTAGTTTCCCAGTGAAAGCCCCTAACAAGGCTGTCGTTACATCTGATCTTACTGCTATCGAACAGCTTGAGATGTGGCTGGCCTATCAACGTCACTGGTGCGAACACAAGCCCTCCGTGACAATTAACGTCAAGAAGGATGAGTGGTTCGAGGTAGGTGCTTTTGTCTACAACCACTTTGATGAGATGTCAGGTGTGTCTTTCTTGCCCTTTAGTGAGCATACATACCAGCAGGCACCTTATCAGGATTGCGACAAAGAGACTTATGAAGATGCTCTTGCTATCATGCCTAAGTCCATCGACTGGTCTAAGCTGTCTGGGTATGAGGTTGAAGATAACACATCAGGATCACAGACCTTTGCTTGCGTAGGTTCTTGTGAGATCGTTGACTTGACCTAACTTATTACACCTGAGCGTGTACCTAAACTGCTCACCTATGTAACCTAAGGAGGCTGTTATGTTCACAGCACTAGCAATGATCTGCATGATGGACGGACCACCTAATTGTATGGCTGTCAGCAGTAGACTTATCTTTACCTCACTGGAAGACTGCGAGCGGGACATTGGGAGTGCTATGCTCTTTGCAGAATCACAGGGGCGCTATGTACAGAGGTACGAATGTTTTAACTGGGGAGAAGACGTTTAAGTAACTCCTACTACCTTCCCTAGCTCAACTGGATAGAGCAACTGACTTCTAATCAGTAGGTTGCAGGTTCGAGTCCTGCGGGAAGGACCAATAACTAGAGTAAGGTTTAGAGAAAGGCCATCTTCGCATGGACAATGGACCACCTAATTGTATGGCTTCTAGCGCCCGCATACTTACCAGTCCACTGCTTCACTGCCTATTTATAGTTTTCGTGTGTAGTGATCAAGTTCAATCGTTCAAAGCAGTCTACAAGTTTTCTATATTTAGGTGGGCTTTTCGTAGAGTGGTGCCTTCTGGTTCTGCGGGAAGGACCAAATAACTAGAGTAAGGTTTAGAGAAAGGCCATCTCAGCATGGACAATGGACCACCAAAGAAGCAGACTAGGACACGCCGTAAGACTACCTACAAAGGTGCGTCAGAGGCTAAGACATCTGGCCTAGTCCCACGCACAGAGAAGCAAGGAGAGTTCCTAGCAGCCCTCAAGTCCTCTCGACAAGTGTTTGTGCTAGGTCCAGCGGGTACAGGTAAGACGTATATCACAGCGACATATGCTGCTGACCTGTATGTCACCAAACAGATTGACAAGATCGTCATCACACGACCCCATGTAGCTGTCGGTAAGGAGCTTGGGTTCCTCAAGGGTGACTTGACAGAGAAGACCATGCCTTGGGCCTTACCTGTCCTAGACGTACTGGAGAAGCATCTGGGTAAGGGGGCAGTGGAAACTGGTATCAAGAATAATAATATAGAAATGGCCCCTCTAGCCCTTATGAGGGGTCGTTCCTTTGATGATGCCTTTATCATTGTCGATGAAACCCAGAACATCACGACCCATGAACTTAAGATGTTGTTGACAAGGGTAGGTGAGAACACTACTATTGTGCTTAATGGTGACGTACAACAGAGTGACCTTAAGGAAGCTGATGGATTGTCAAAGGTTATCCATCTAGCTAAGAAGTACCTGCTACCTGTCCCTATCATTGAGTTTGGTGTAGAAGACATCGTAAGGTCAGACATCACAGCTATGTGGGTGAAGACATTTCTCAAAGAGGGGCTTTAGGGTTTGGGTTCATACTACAACTACATATTAAGCAGGAACAAGAAGGGAAGGAACCTTATGGATAATGTGAACAGCCCATCGCACTATAACACAGGTGGTAAGATTGAGTGTATTGAGTATATCGAAGACTTCTTGTCAGAGGATGAATACATTGGATACCTCCGTGGGAATATAGCTAAGTACATGCACCGATGGCGATACAAGAATGGGATCGAAGACATCCGAAAGGCTATCTGGTACACGACACGACTAGAGTTACTTATGCTGAAGAAGCAGAAGGGGGGCTAATGGAAATATACTGGGGTGCTTTAGCCATACACCTTCTTGTGACATTGTACTTAGTCTGGCGAGTAGATACCTTCTACAAGATTGTTGGTATGCAAGTAGGTCTTAATCAGTCACTGACAGACTTTGCTACAGCTACTGTCGAAGAGGTAGGGGAACTACAGGACGACATCATTTATCTACAGGAAGACCTCATTGACATGCAGAATCAGGTTGATGAAATAACAAAAACCCCCGCTACCAGTTAAGGTAACGAGGGCTAATGAATGAGAGCGTGGGTGTCCTTAGTTGGATGCCTGCGCTTTTTTATTATCTACGACCAAATAAGTTTGAGAACCAGTTACCAATTTGACTAGGTGAAGGTAATTGCCAGAGGAATATGGACCAGACGACAAGGGCTATGACTAACCAAGGGGGTGTCTCATTGACAGTGACGACATCTACCTTATCAGAAGCTACCCTAGTGGTAACTACCCTTTGGTCAACCTTGTCAACCTGAGAGTCTGATACACTAGGTGAGATATTATTTGTCGTTCCAATCGTCTGGGAGTTGGTCTTGCCTGCCTGTGTGTTGGCTGCTACGTTCGGTCCCCCGCCCGTTAGTAGGCTCAAAGGGCTTGCTCCGCAACTTACCATAAGCATCAATACCAAAGGCAGCAGCAGCAAACGTAAAGATGGGCCATACAAGGACTTCAATGATAGTGACATCTTTTACCTCTACTATGTAGACCAACCAGATAAGTAAGGCTACAGCTACCTCCCTTTTAAATGACTTACGGACCACTATGGACTCCTCTCTAGGAACTCCCTAATGCCTTTTATGTTACAGGGTGTCAACTCTGTTCCCCTTCGATAGGTTTATTTTCGCTGGTACAATCCGCAAGTTCCACCACACATGTAGCCCACAAATGTTTTCCCCTTTCAGAGGAATTATGTGATCTACATGGTGTTCTTTTTTAGTCATCTCTGTGACTTTTTGGCAGGCAGTGTAGATAGTCTTTACTACGCTTATTTTTACTGAAAGAAGATAGGGGCTTGGGTTTCTTACATCCGGAACAGACCTTATCTTTCATTCACTATCCTATCTAAGATGTCTCTGACAGCCTTCAAGTTCTCGTCTATTCTAACCAACATGACAGCTTGGCTCTGTGCTACCACCTCTAGGTTCTGGGTTCTTACTTCCAACCTAGCTAGTTCATTCTTGTTGTTAGCGACATCATTACTCAGTGTAGCCACGAACCAGATTAGTGCGACAGTCTGACACATGATTGCGAAGATAAACGTAATAGGGACACTTCTGTTTAGGTGCCAAGGTTCGTTGCTCATGGGTAAGTCTTTCGTGA